GTACGAGTTCACGGTAGGCGTGCAGAACGTCGCTGTCGAGTACACGGCGGGCCTGTCCTCGAACGCACCGGCGGACGTGCCGGCAGACCTGACACAAGCCTGCATCGAGTTGATTGCACTCAAGTACAGGCGCATGGGCGATGAGGGCATGGCCTCGAAGCATCTGGCAAGCGAGACGGTTTCGTTTGTCACCGCTGACATGCCAAAGCCCGTGGCGACGATTCTTGCGCAGTACAAGAACGTGGTGCCGGCATGATTACCGGTGCTCGTGAGTTCAGGGCGAAGTTGGAGCGGATTGCGGGCGCGATGCCCGCTGCGATCACGGCGGAGGTCAACCGTCAGGATGCGTTGCTCGAGGCCTACATCAAGCGCGAGAAGCTCTCGGGTCAGGTGCTCAACCGCCGCACGGGGCGTCTCTCACGCAGTATTCATTCGGAGCCCGCGCGCCGCGAAGGCTCAACAATCCTCGGCAGGGTTGGGACAAACCTGATCTATGCGCCGGTGCATGAGTTTGGGGCAACGATCCGCGCCAAGCGCGCGAAGTATCTGCGCTTCAAGGTGGGCGGCCAGTGGGTGATGAAAGAGCAGGTCACTATCCCCGCGCGTCCCTACATGCGCCCATCGCTCGCCGAGCGCGCACCCGCGATCCGGGAGGGGCTGCAACGCGCTATCGGGAAGGTGATACGTGAATCGTGAGGCGATTTTCTCCGCGCTGTGGGCGCTCGCCCCCACCGGGCAGGTGGTATCGAGCGGGCGGCGCCTGCGCCTGTATGACGAGTTGAAGGCAGGCGAGTTTCCGGCGCTCTACCAGGCGCAGGGCGATGACGATATAGCGGCGCACGGGAATCTGCCGCCGGCGCACTCGATGCTCGTCAAGTGGTGGGTGTACGCCTACACCGACCCCTCACAGAACAAGACACCTGCCGAGGTCATCAATCCACTGCTCGATGCAGTGGAGGCGGCGCTCGCGCCGGAACCGGGCCAGAGCGCGCAAACGCTCGGCGGTCTGGTGGATCAGTGCTACATCGAGGGCAAGGTTGAAACGGACGAAGGGCTGCTCGGGGACTACTCCGTCGCCATCGTCCCCATTCGCATCAAGGTTGGAGGGTAGAGGAAATGGCAAGGAAGAAAGGCCCTACTGGGGTGGATGAAGTGGAACAGGTGATGGATGCCTGGTGGACGCGACACGTGCAGAACTCTCCCGTCTCGCGCAACACCGAGGCATTCAATCACTTGCAGTCGATCTTTGGCACGCTCAAAGCAGATGTCAAGGCCATTGTTTCGCCGGCCCCCGCGGCCGCAGATGAAGAGGTAAACGACAATGCAGCTTAAATTCGGCACGGGCTCCCTGTACGGAGTCAACACGGCCGCCAACTCCACGCCGGTGCGCTTCGGCGGCTTGCAGGACGTGAACGTGGACATCAGCTTCACAGCCAAGGAGTTGTTCGGTCAGTATCAGTTCCCTATCGCGATTGCGCGCGGTGAGGGCAAAATCACGGGCAAGGCAAAGTTCGCACAGATCGATGGCGTAATCTACAACGACCTGTTCTTCGGTTCCACGATGACCTCAGGCCAGACGGTGGGCGCCGAGGACGAGGCGGCTTCGATCCCAAGCGCTACGCCGTGGACGGTGACGGCAGCAAATGCCGCGACGTTCGTCGAGGATTGGGGCGTCACCTACGCCGCTACCGGTATCGCGTTCACGCGCGTGGCCGCCGGAAGTGAGGCTACAGGCTCCTACTCTGTTGACCCCTCGACGGGCGTGTACACATTCTCAACGGGCGACTCCGGGGTCGATGTGAAGCTCAACTACAGCTACACGGTGACAGGGTCTGGATACACGCTCTCTGTCACGAACCAACTACAGGGCGCCTCCCCGTTCTTCATCGCTCGGTTCAACACGACCTACAACAGTCAGCAGTATTATCTGGAACTCAAGCGCTGCATGGCGTCCAAGTTGACTGTTGCGTCCAAGATGAGTGACTGGAACATCGACGAGTTCGATTTCAGCGCCTTCGCCGACGCTGCGGGTGATGTCATGACTGTCGGCTTGGCCGAGTAAGGGGGCTTTATGAGCTTTGAAGCGAACGACAAGCTGGTGCCTGGCACCGAGGTCAACGTCGGGGGGCACGTGCTGACCGTGCCCCCGCTCAACCTGCGGGCGCTAAAAGAACTCAAGCCTGAGTTTGAGCGTGCGGGTAACAGCGATGGGCCGCGTGACGTGGAGGCCGAGATCGATGCTTCGGTGAAGATTATCCAGCGGGCGCTAAAGCGCAATTATCCGAATATCTCACCGGATGACATTCTGGATACGGTGGATATGGCGCTTCTGCCAAAACTCACGGCGCTCGTGTGTGGTCAATCCGGCGTAGCGGGCAAGGAGTCAGGCGGTGAGCCGATGGGGGAATCGACTGGGGGAGCCTCTACGGGTACTTGATCGCATGCACGGGGTGGACGTATGACTACATTGATGAGGAAATGACGTTGCCCCGGGTGAACGAGATACTGAGGTACTTCGAGAAGGTTCCCCCGGTTGGCGTATCGGCTTACCGTCTTTCGCTCGCGATATGCGGAGAGCCGCCAAAGGTGCAGGAGGACGGCGATGATTTCGGGAAGCTGCTGGAGATGATGGGAAATGGCTGACATTAGCGAAATCAGCGTCGTACTGCGGGCAGTCATTGCCGACTTCCAAGCGAAGATGCAGGAAGCGGCTGGCGGAACGGAGGCGGCCAGTGCGCAGATAGATGCAGCGACCGCCAAGGTACAGGCGTCCATTGACGAGATGACGGCGCAGGTCACCGCTGCGATGGCCGCTCAGTCATCAGCGGTCAAGGCCGGAGCTGACTCGACAGTCGCAGCCCGTCAGGCTGAGGCGCAGAAGCTGGAGGCGATACTGGCTGCTGAGCGGGCGCGTCGGTCCAAGTCCATTGATGAGCAGATCGCGGAATCTGCGAGGCTGGGCGAGATACAGAGCACGGCCTATCTGGCAAGCGAGCAGGCACAGCGTGACATGGCCGCTGCGCGCGAAGTGAACTCGGCGGCTACGCAAGTTTCTGTTGATGCGATGCGCGAGGAGATAGCGGCAAACACCGAAGATACAGCGGCCACCTTGGAGAATGCCGCAGCGCATGATGCGGCAACACTTGCAATGGTGAACTCCAATACGACGCGTGAAGCCACTGTGCTGCTCGATGAGCTTTTGCAGCATCGATACCACCGGATGAGCGGATCGCTTCTAAACATGGCCCGGTACAGCGGACTGCTTGAAAAAGCTATGTCCCCACTGGGGTTAGCAATCATAGGTGTAACGGTTGCAGTAGCCGGTCTTACGGCTGTTTTCATCGGCGCGGAGGCGCGCCAGAAGAAACTAGACGAGTTGTTCCAGAAGACCGGCGGAATCCTCGGGGTTACGAAAGGCCAATATGAGGCGATGGGCAATGAGATTGCACGTGTAAGCGATGTCAGCATAGGAACCGCCAACGATGCGTTAAACGCAGTAGCCGCTACCGGTCGATACACCGGCGAGCAAATGCAGACGGTCGCAACTGGCGTCGCCTCTGCGATGGAGCTTTTGGACATCAAGGTCGGCGCCGCCGTGAAGATGTTTGATTCTTTGGGTCAAGACCCAGTACGGGCGGCGTCAAAACTCAATGCGCAGTATCACTTCCTGACAGCCGAGGTCTTCAACCATATAGTTGCCCTCCAGCAGGCAGGCGACACACAGAAAGCGGCGAGCGTCGCACAGGATGCTCTGGCATCCGCAATGGACAGGCGCACGGCGAACGTGGAGAAAAATGAGGGCATTCTGATAAAGGCGGCGCATTCCATTGGACATGCCTTCAGCCGCGCATGGCACACAGTGACGAGCCTTGGTGCAACAAGCACCCTAGACCAGCGCATTGACGACTTGACGACCAAGATCGCGAATGCAAAAGCGAAACTGGATGCAATCAATAGCGGTGCCGGTCATAGGCTTGGTATCGCGGGTTATGTCCCCTATCAAAGAGGGGCTGGAGTCCAGGCTCAGAAAGACCTAAATGATCTGATGATGCAGCAAGCTGATTTGTTGACGCAGAGTATCCAAAAGAAGATAGATGCGGCGAATAAATCACAGCACGAGAAAACCTTACAGGAAGGAATAACGGCTGCCCAGGCTCTCAGAAACCAAGGTCTGACGCGCGAGCAAGAGCGGTTGCAAGCGATCCTCAAGCTACAGCGGGAGATCAAGGCCGCAGCGGCGGCCGGAACTCTGGAAAAGGGGTTTACATACTCAAACGGGAAATTTGGGGGCGCCCGTTATCAGCAATCGGTTGCTGACATCAACAAGCGCTATGCCGCGCCAAAATCGGGGGCTGCTGGCGGGGGGAACGTGTTCGACATCACGGGCCAGTTGATGAAATCGCTTGCTGCCCAGCAGGCAGCGGACAATCAGGCCACCACGGCGGCCTTGCAACAGTCGCAGAAGCTTGCACTCGGTCAGATCGCCATAGCCAAGCAGGCGATGGAGCATCGGGTGGCAATGGGTCAGGAGGGACTGCGCCAGCAATACGCAGACCTTGCAAAGTTCGAGAATGAGAAGTACGCGCTTGAGCGCGCAACACTCCAGAAGGAACTCGGCCTGCAAGGCGAGAAGCCGGCCTATTACCAGAAGATTCAGAATGAGTTGGCGCTCTTGAAACAAAAGCACGACGAGGCCATGGCGGCTCTTGGGAACAAGAAGCAGCTCGCAATCCGTAATCAGTGGATCAAGACGCTGACCCCGATCTCGCAAGCGTTCGATCAGTCCATAAAGGGCATCATCCGTGGCACTACGACACTCCATAACGCCATGCGTAACATATTCCAGTCGATCCTGCTGGAGTTCGTCAACACGGGCATAAAGATAGCCGTTCACTGGGCTGCGACTCAGATCGCGATGACCGGCGCCACGGTCGCTGGCGCGACTGCGCGGACCGCCGTCGAGGAGGCGGCGAACAAGAAAAGCCTGCTC